GTACGCGTTCGCCGAGGCGTTCGGCTCCGAAATCCTCACGGACGAGGGCAAGCGGCAGGTGTCCGCCGCGTACCTAGTCCTGCGCGCCAACGGCTCCAGCATGTACCCACCGCCGTGGGGCGCTGGCGGCGACGCGATGTGCGCTACGGGGCACCACTGCATGCGGGACGGTCGGTGCGCGGCTTGCGGGGCCAAGGAATGAGGCTCTTCCCGAGGTGCCACGTGGACGCCGACGGCGAACCGCACACGGCGGAGCTCCCTCGATGCTGGTGCGAGAACCCGCTTGAAAGCCGCGTCAAGGGCGTGTGCGGCAAGTGCTGCGGCGCCGTAGTGAGGCTGGTGACGTGCGACGCATGCAAGGGCAGGGGATTGTTCGAGAGCGCTTTGTCAGAGACCACGATGAACTGTCTGTTGTGTGGCGGATTTGGAGAAGTGTTGGAATGAAGGCACTCCCGTACTTCGCCAGCGGATTTGCGTGGTTCTGCATATTCAATTGCATGGCGCAGATCGCCTCGCTGCTGGCCGGGTTCTTGGCTGTGGCGTGGCTGGTCTACAGGTCGGAGAAGCGGAGAAAAGATGAATCGTAGCGGCCCCGACGCGCGGGCCGTCTATAATTAAGTGACACGCACCAACCAAAGGAGAGCGATATGGAAGACCCTAGGATTCAAGAGGCCGCGCGCAAGTTCACGGAGGCGTACGGTTCGGTCGTATTCGCGGCGAGGGATCTGGACCCCGCCGGATTGCGGGAGGGCGTCGCGGCGGTGCTGGCCATGTCCGCCATCTACGTGGCCCATGTGGACGAGGTGCCAAGCCTGTCCACGACGCCGCATGAAATCGCCGAGGAGGCGTCGGCGGACGAGGTCGTCGATATGTGGGAGGCGTTGAAGCGACACTACCTCCTGTTGAGGAGCGTCGGCGGATTCGACGTGAAGGGATTGGAGGCGCTGCTCGAGCGGCTGCGCATGACCGAGCAGCGCGCCGACCAGCTGCAAGCGCGGTTGGACGCGGTGGAGAAGAGGGCGTTCGAGGCGGCGCGGCCGACGAAACCGCTGGGCACGTGCCGCAAGTCCTCGGTGCCCCACCCGCTGCAGGCGGCCGAATGCGTGGACTGGCGCCCAGAGGAACCGCGCAACGTCCCAGACCCCTCGCGCACCGAGTTGGACGTGCCCTGTGACTACTGCGGTGCCGTCGTCGGGCGGGGCTGCGAGTGGGGGCCGGAGCCGCACGACGACGTGTTCCACCTGACGCGCGCCGCAAGATTCTTGGAAGAGGAGAAAGACAAATGAGCGAATACGCGAACTGGTGCGGGCACGGGGTCCGCATGCCCGACGTATGCCCCGTCTGCGACCCGGAGCCGGAGGCGAGACGGCCAAAGAAACGGCGGCGGGTTTGGCTCGCCTTTTCCATCCTCGGTGTGTGCCTCGCACTGGGAGCGGAGGACATGCCGCAGGTCTGCCGCGTGTCCGAGCAGGTGGCCGAGAACGCATCGCGCGCCTACCACAGCGCGGCCACGCTGCTGGCATGGAAATTGTACCGGGTCAACCATCCGGGTTGGAGGCCCAAACTCAAGCCCAAGTTGGCCGCTCCGAAGACCCGCCTGGAGGCGCTGGCCGCGCTGGAATTCGCGTGCGCGCCCGTTCCGACGCTGGACGCGGTGGACGACGGCCTGCTGCCGCTAGACGAGCCGCCGCCCATGGAATTCGCGCTGGACGAGGACGACTTCGCGCCGCCCGTCGCGGCGCCCGTGCCAGAAACTTCGGAGGACGTGGCGGTCGGCGCGTACCCCGCCGCGTCCTACCCGTACCAGTCGCCGTACCTGTTCTTCGTGGGTGAGCCGTTGCCGCCCAAGCACTGCAAGAAGTGCAAGGAGCCGCCACCGCCCGTCGTGGCGCCCGTGCCGGAGCCGTGGCCGCTTTTGCTGACGGCGTGCGGGGCGTGCGGGCTGCTGTTTCGTCGCAGGACGGCGCGAACGAAATCGAGTGAGGGAATATGACAGCGAAAGAGACTTGCGAATGTGGGCACCCAAAGCATATCAGCGTAAACGGCACTCAATCCTGCGGAATTTGCTGCAATGAGTATGGATTGGGAAAACGAACGATGGATCAGGTGTGCTCACGTTATCGACCCGCATCCGTAGAGGCCAATAAGGACTGCCCACATAGCACAGAGCAGACGTGCCAAGAATCTTGGAATCAACACAAACTCGCTAATCCTGATTTCTATAGCGGTGCCGACCGAGATTTATTTGAAGCAGGATGGAACGCAGCGAAAGGACAGAACAATGGCCAGTAAACCGTATGTGGTAACTCCCGAGCAGTGGAAAGAGTCGGCTATCGCCCTCAGCGCCGATATGGACAGGATTGACGCCCTCCACGCCGACAGCATCGATCAGGGCCGCAAGGTGCAAACAGCGGCATCAGGTTAAAGCAAGTATGGAGAGTTTATCGAGTGGACGTCGGGAAAATTGGAGGGAAAATGACTTGGTGGAGGTCGCGCAGGTCGTTGCTTCTCTCGGGTTACTTTTTCGGTCTTGGCCTTCAATTCGTCGGCCTTAGAATACACGGTGTTGAGTTGACGTGGTTCGCGTTGGGCGTGTGGGTCGGCTGCTACGTGCTGCCGAAAGAAAAGGAGAAGCAATGATAGAGGGAATTTTGGCTTGCGTCGGGGTGCAGAAGGTGCCTCGCCGTGGCGAACGAGAAGTGGAGGGAAAAGAATGGACAAAGCGCGAGTAAAAGAGCTTCTTCGCGAGCCGACGTGGAAGGAAATGACGGAAATCAACCGTCGCACTGTGGAGCTTAATGACTTCCTCAGCCGAATCAATGCCAACAAGAAGGCCATCGGAGAAATGCTGCAAAGGAGGCTGGATGCGCAACATGACAAGGGCGCTGGAACCGACGATACGCAGGCCTAGGAAGCCCACCGTGATGGACGGTGTGAGGAGGAGGCCGGATGAGCGCTACACTGGCGGCAGTTGCCTGCGCGGCAGGCATTGTCAATGCTTCACGCTGCGCTGCTCGTGCGCGTGCCACAAGGGAGGGTTGCGATGAGGATTGCGGAGGAGGTCGGGGCGGCGTTGGCGCTGGCCGGGATGCTGCTGGCGGCGCTTTGCGTCTGGGTCAAGAAGGAGCATTTGACGGCGGCGGTCGGCCTGCTGCTGTTCTTCGTGCTCATGGTCATATTGTTCACGGGCTTCATGGGGGTGTGGAGTTGAGCTGGGACGACAAGACCCCGCAAGACATCATGGCGGACTTTTCGGCACTGCTTAGGGAGGTCTACGCTGCGCCAATAACTGAGGTTGATCGCTTGTGGCTGCCGTACGACACGTACCGCTGGCTGATGCGCGGCAGGATCGTGGCCATGCTTTCGAAGAAGCCGCGCCGCAGGCCGAGCTTCGCGAACGCGTTGATGCACAGATAGGAGCGAAGATGCACGAGTTTAAGGGGCACGACAATACATGCCTTGCCATCGACCCAGAAGAGACTACCATTTGCGGTAGGTGGTGCGGCCACGCAATGCATACAAGAAGTTTGGGAGAAGGCGACTTTCAGTTGGCGGAAGACGCGGCGGATACGGCGCGGTTTATCCAATCGGCATTGAAGGACGCAGTCGACAAAGAATGGTTCCTAAAGGAGGAAGCCGTGAAAAGAGTGCCGTTTCTGAACCAAAAGGGCGAGCAGGTTGGCGAGGCGTACGTCAACCACGACGGCTTCTCCGCCGAGATAATCGTACGAGCCGACCAAGATATGCTGAAGCGCATCGCGGGGAGCGACGTCAGCATTGGATACACAACGTTTGGGCACGACAAGTCGCCCGTCAGCGTTCAAGAGCTGCCGCGATGACGCTAATCGCTCCCTACCTGCTGATTGGACTGTTGATCGGTCTTTGCTTCCTGCTGCACACCAGCAGGGGAACGGAGGAGAAATGGTGGATGGATTGGCAGGCCTACCTGTTCCTGGCCGGAAGTGCCGTGCTGTGGCCGGTGCTGCTGTTGTGGATGGCGGCATGAGGCTCGACCCATGGCTGCGTGAACTTTGGCGCGGCAAATTCTTGGTGACCACGCCGAGCGGAGTCGGGCTGGCCGGGGCAGAAACATTGGAAGAGGCGATGGAGGGAGCCGACAGGTTATGGCAAAGGTTCGAGGGGTGCTGAGCGCGGCGTGCGTCGTGTGCGGCGGAAGCGGGAAGATAAGCGTGGCGCACAACGGCGCGGTCGTGCTCAAGAAGTGCCTGTTCTGCGCGGGAGGCAAGAAATGACGCGCAAGAACTGGTTCGACTTGTCCAAGGCCACTTTGAAGCTGGCCACGTTGGTGTGGCTGGCGGCGCATGTCCCGATTTGGCTTCTTGCGGCATGGGTATTGTGGTTCTTGGTATGGGTGTGGTTCGGTGAGGAAGAAAGGGCGGATGAAGACATTTATTGAAGATTTTATGGCAGGGTCGCGTCGTTCGCCGTATCCGAAGGGCACGCCGCACGCTCCAGGCAGTATGGTAGGGTGGGTCGGTGACACGGTGCTTCTTGTGGATTTGGCGGATGAGATTTATCTGGCCGGAATCCACACGCTTCGGAGTAGGACCGGCCGCGGAAGCGCTTCCAGGGCGTTGCGGTGGCTGTGCGGGCTGGCGGACAAGCACGGCTTCGTGGTCTACCTGTTCGCCAAGGCCAACGAGCACCAAACGCTTTCCACGGCGCAGCTGCGCGAATGGTACGGTAGGAACGGATTCGCAAAGAAACGAACATGGATGGTGCGCCAGCCGAAACAGAAAGGAACTTTATGAAACTAGACGCACCTGACCGCGAGCCATCGGCGCTCGTACGACGAAAGAGCGAAACAAGCATAGAGATTGTATTGCACCCACACTCACTGACGCAGACCAGCGTCGTATTTCCGCTAGAGAAGAAGGAAGAAGCCATGGAATTGGCGCTCGCATGGGTAATGCGGCGCGAGGCGCCTGATAAACCTGAATTCAGAAGCGTGCTTGGGAAGAAGGGCCGCCGCGGCGGTATAATTGAACCAGTCCTGAAAGGGGACCACACAATGACAGAATTCAAGCAGGTAGGAACGGCCACGGGACGTTTGTCTTCGCGCAAGTCGAACCTCAAGACGCCGGAAGGCGCGCGCACCGGGAGGGCCACCATGGGCAAGCCCAGCTTCGAGAACGTGGAGAAGGACGCGCCGTTCAGCGTCGTCAAGCACGCCGTGGCCAAGCAGTTCGAGCTGATGAAGGGCCACCAGCTTTACCGCGTGGACCTGAGTGGGCCGCAGGGCGAGCTTCTCGGCTCCCCCGAGCAGCGCGCGGCGGCCACGGGCGACCGTTTGTGGGAGAAGTACCTGGCGTCGTTCCCCGAGGGCACCAACCCGCTCTACAAGGAGCGCACCGACCATGACTGCTCCTGCTGCCGCCACTTCGTGCGCACCATGGGCGGCGTCGTGGTCGTCGTGGACGGCAAATTGGAGAGTATCTGGGATTTCAGGGCTACGGACACCTTCTACGACGACGTGGGCGAGGCGATGGCGGAGTTCGTTCGGACCGCCGCGATCGACAACATCTTCCTGCATACCGAGAAGACGGTGGGGACGGAGAAGTCGTTTCAGCAGTTGCTCGGCGCGGATGGCAAACCGGAGCCGGGCGCGGTCAACACATGGGAGCACTTCCACCTGCGGCTGCCGAACGAGGCCGTCGTTATCAAAGAGCAGGTGGGGCCGAGGCAGTCGGACGCCCGCGCCGCGTTCGACGTGCTCAAGCGCGGCCTGGAGGAGCTCACGCTCGACGCCGTCGACACGGTGCTGGAGCTCATCGCGCAGAACTCGCTGTACAAGGGCGAGGAGAACAAGTTCGCCGTGTCGGAGTTCCGCAAGCTGAAGAAGGAATACGCGAAACTGGACGTGCCTACCGCTGATCCGGCTGTATCTGAAGTAGCCAGGATGTGGGCCGCGCAGCGCGACGTATTTTGCTGGCAAGCGTCCCAGACACTTCCGCCGTCCGTCTCGCGCATCCGCAACACGGCCATCGGCACGCTGCTGCAAGATCTGAGCGGTTCCCCGTCGAGAACCTACGAGGCCGGTGAATGCGTCTCGACCATCTGCCCGCAGCGAGCTTTCCGGCACGCGCACGAGGGCAGCGGACCGCTGGAGATGGAGGACGCCGTCAAAAAGTTCGAGGCGATGGTGGCGCCGTCCAACTACAAGCGGCCCACGGCGCTGGTGACGAAGGCCATGGTGGAGAAGGCGCGCAAGGCCATCAACGAGCTGGGGTACACGTCCGCGCTGGAGCGGCGCTACGCCGTGCCGGAGGACGTCACGGTCAACAACGTGCTGTTCGCCGACCGCTCGGCGAAGTTGCATACTGGTTCGCGCGGCGGAGGCAAGACGCTGAGCGCCGAGCAAGCGCTGACCGCACTGGCCGAGTCGCTGCCAGAGAAGCCGCGCTCGTACGACAAGGTGGAGGAGGTCTCCGTCGAGAAATTTATCAAGGACGTGCTGCCGAAGGCCACGTCGCTGGAGGTTCTGTTCGAGAACCGGCACGTCGGCAGCCTCGTCTCGCTGGTGGCGCCCGTCGATCCGGGCGCGAAGGGCATGTTCAAGTGGCCCAACGCCTTCTCGTGGAGCTACGCAGGCGACTTCGCCGACGCCATCAAGGAGCGCGTGAAGCGGGCGGGCGGCTCGGTAACGGGCGATCTCTGCTGCCGCCTGGCGTGGGACTATGAGGACGACCTGGATTTCCACATGCAGGAGCCGGGGGCGACTAAGGCACTTGGTGGACGACTTTCTTCGCAAGGTAACCACATCTATTACGGCAACGTGCGCCGCCTGTCGGCCAACGGCGGCATGCTGGACCTGGACGCCAACGGCTGCGATGGCATGAAGTCCGAACCGGCGGAGAACATCTTCTACGCGGACAAGGCCAAGATGGTGGAGGGCGTGTACGAGCTGTCCGTGAACAACTACTCGCGGCGCTCGGACGGCAAGGGCTTCGAGGCACAGGTGGAGTTCGACGGCGCTACGCATAGTTTCGCATACGAGAAGGCGCTACGCACTGGGGATACCGTCATGGTGGCCAAGATCAAGTACACGCGGGCCGCCGGATTCGAGATTGTCGAGTCGCTGCCTTCGATGCAGTCCGTGAAGACGGTCTGGGGCCTCGAGACGCAGCGGTTTCACAAGGCAAGCATGGCCATGCTGTCGCCCAATTACTGGGACATCACTCAAGATGACTTGGAAGTAGGATTTCGCGGCTTTGCGGGAGTCGGCAACAAGCACTGGTTCTTCATGCTGGAAGGCTGCGTCAACGACGGCACCGCTCGGCCCTTCTACAACGAGTTCCTGCGTGCGGAGCTGGAGCCCCACCGCAAGACCATGGAGATGGTCGGGGCCAAGATGAAGACGGAGGCATCGGAGCGGCAGCTGTCGGGCCTGGGCTTCTCCTCCACCAAGCGCGACTCCGTCACCGTGCGCGTCAAGGGCGCGTTCGAGCGCGTGCTGAAAGTCAAGTTTTGAAACGGCCGAATATCGCCTATTTGCGCGGCATATTGACATACCAGTCTCATAAAGGTGTTTTTGTATGGCGCACTAATGCACTTAAAAGAGTGCGTAAAGGCGATACAGCCGGCACAAAAAGTTTGGATAAGAAAGGCAAGAAAAGAATTGTCATCGGTATCAATGGACAGCGTTACCTAGCTCACAGGCTTGCTTTTGTCTTTATGACGGGGAAGTGGCCCTCAGTGAAATTAGACGTAGATCATAAAGATGGTGACGGTTGGAACAACAAGTGGAAAAATCTTCGCATGGCCACTCGCAGTCAAAATATCTGCAATAAGCACCGGCGGCGCTCTGATAATACAAGCGGTATCACTGGAGTAGGGTGGGACTCCAAGTACAACAAATGGTGGGCTAGAATAACTGTAAATGGGCGTATCATACATCTTGGTAGGTTTAGGAAAGAAGATTTTAAGACGGCGGTTGAAGTTAGACGCGCTGCTGAAGTGCGCTATTTTGGCGCGTATGCGCCTTCCAAATAAAAGAAGAAAGAAAGGTCTGTAGTCATCGAAAAATTCGGTAAGTTAGCGCTGTCGGTGCGTGGCCCTCGGATGGTTGCTCAAGTGAAAGGAGAACGAAATGGAACGCACAGACGACCGCAACGGAGAACCGCTGAGCAATCGCGAGGCTCGTGAAATGCTGGCCAAGAGGATGGAGTCGAAGAAATGCACGATGACTGTAACCGTTTCCGGCCCGCAAGGCTGCGGCAAGAGCACGTTTTTGGGGCTGCTGGAGGAGGCCGTGGCCAAGGGCTGGAGCGACAAGATCGTCGCGGTGCGGTTCGAGGAGAGGCAGACGCTTTCTGAATCCGAGCCTGTGGAGGTGCCGTACATCGTCTGGAAACAACGCGACGGCACGCTCATACTCGTGAAGGACATGGACGACCACCACCTCTATTGCGCCATACGCATGCTGGAGCGGAACGCGGAAGCGAGGGCCAAGTGCGGCAACAGCGCGCAACGAACCGTTGATCCAGACGTGCCGTTTTATGAACTGACGCGGGAGCAATGCCTCGACCGTCCAGTCTACCACGTCATGGTGAAGGTGGCCGAGGCACGCGGCATCGACCTGTCGGAGAAGGCCGAGCGGTCGAACACGATGTCGGCGGTCTTCGCCGCGCCGTACGGCAAGAAGTGCGCATGCTGGGCCGGAAGGCCTGGCAACGTGCGCATGACCACCAAGCTGCTGGAGCAGAGGGCAAAGTGCCCGGTGCACGGCGGCAAGAAATACCCAGTACGTTGAAAGGAGCGATCATGCCAGTAAGAAGAATCGACACAGACATACCTTGGACGCTGACGCCATGCGTGGACCGCGATCATGAGCCGCCAAACATGTTGTACATACCGCCAGGAGAAGTCTGGGAGCATGTTTGCCCCGCTTGCGGCAGGCGCACCATAATGCGTGGATCGTCGATCACGCTGTGAAAGGCACTGAAACCGAATCTGGCCTGGAATTGCAGTGGGGCCGTATAATACTTACAAGCGAACAAATCGCGGCAGTAAATCCAGAACCATCAAATAAAGGGAGAACCACCATGGCAGAAAACAACGTCAACATCTTCGAGCGCGCGCTGCGCGCCCGCCTCCGTTTCGAAACCACGCGCGGCCTGCTCAGCGTGGAGGATATCTGGCACATGCCGCTTACCTCCAACGACGGCTTCGACCTTGACAGTTTGGCGCGAGAGCTTCACCGGCAGGTGAAGGACTCAGAGGAGGTCAGCTTCGTCGTCAAGACCACCGCGTCCAACGCCAAATTGGAGCTCGCGTTCGACGTCGTGAAGCACGTCATCGACGTCAAGCTGGCCGAGCGCGACGAGGCGAAGACGCGCGCCGCCAACCGCGAGAAGAAGCAGGAACTGCTCGCCATCCTCGCGGACAAGGACAAGGAAGAGCTGCGCGGCAAGTCCCGCGAGGAGATCGCCGCCCTGGTCGAGGCGCTGTGATATGCGTCGACAAGGTTGAGCTGGTCGCCGTGGCGGTCGCGTCGTTTATTCTCGGCGCGACCACCACGGCGATTTCATGGCGGCTGGTGAGGAGGTAGCTTTATGAGCGAGATAACGGTGCGGCAATGCGACGAGTGCGGAGCGCTGCACGGCGCGGTCAACAATTGGTGGGCCGTCATTGGCGACCCGAAGGCCCCGCAGTTCCTGACGGCGGAGGCGGCCGACGTCCACACGCGCCAGGCCAAGTCGGAGCGCAGGATATTGCTCCGCACGGACCACTGCTCCCACAAGTGCGTCGGCACGGCGTTCCACCGCTGGCTGGACACTGGCTGCGTGCTGAAGATGAACCCAGAACCCGCGTGCGAGGCGGCGGCGGGCGACGCGGCCGTCGGCGTTTGACCGCGCCGGGACGGCCCACGGCCAACCGGCCGAATCAAGGAGGACAAGATGAACAAGAAAGAGGCGGAGGATGTATTAGAGAAGGAGTTCGGAACGCGCGAGCACATGGTCAGCAGGTGGAACGCCAAGCTGCCGGCCAAGGTCGTGAGGGCGTTGGAGGCGCTCGGCGGCGCCTACCAGCGCGGATGGGGCATCACCCGCATGCCGGCCGTATGGAAGTCGTGGGGGAGGGATTCAAGAAATGTGCGATGATTCGTGCGAAACAGAGTCGAAACCAAGGAAGTCCATCAAGCAGCGCGCTGTAGAACGACGCGACAAGATGCGTAGTGAGCTACGTGACTTGGAAGCGTTCATCGAGCACATTGAAACACATCCAGAGACTACGCAGTACTTGGAAACTGCAAGTAGGCTTTTCTAGCTCCAACGATGGGCTGCAGGTTGCGTGTCCATCGACGCGCCTTCCTTGAGATGAGCCAAGGAGGTCTCCTGAGTGGAATACGACTACGAGGGCGCGTCGATGGCCGCGCAAAAGAAGTTCTCGCCAGATGTAGCAATCGAAACGTGCATTGGTTTGGAGGAATTTATAATGGAAGACTGCAAGTTCAAGAAGACGGCGGCGAATCCGGTGGGCTGCGAGGGCGGGCACACCACCGCGCAGCACCACATGAATGTTTACGAGCGCGTCATCAAGCAAGAATGCGGCATGGAGGCGCATGAGGCCATAAGGAAGGCCGTGGACACGGCGGCGGATGTTCCAGTACTGGTGATGACATTGCTCGGTATCATTATGGAGCGCACTGGATGTGACCGCGCCGCCGCCGTCGACCGCATGGCGGCGCTTTGCGCGATGACGAAAATGCACTTGGAGGCTCGGTGAGGGGCGCGAGGAAAGAGGCGCTCATCGGCCTGCTGCTGGAGGCGCGCAGGTTCGACAACGAGACGGTGCGGTCGGCCGACGCGGTGGCCGCGTGGCGCAGGCGGATGGACGAGGCCCTGGATGGCGCGGAAGGCGACAGGCCGGAGGATCGGTACGACACGCCCGCAAGGCGGGAGCACAGGGCGTTCGTGCGGGGCATGTTTAGGAGGGTGGGATGAAGAATTGCTGCGGAGAGACGAGGCGGTGCGTGAAGTGCGGCATGCTCTGGGACAGGCGCATGTGGCTTAGTGAATGGTTCAGGGCGTTCTGCCAGGACTGCGGAGGCGAGCTCAAATGACACCCTACGCGGTCCTCCTCGTGAAGCCGACGGACGCGGACGAGGTCATACGCAAGGCGTACCACGACGTGGCGAAAAAGATCCATCCCGACAAGGTCGGCGGGGCCGTCGGCGACGGCTGGCACGTCTACACCATGGCGTACACCGCCGTCAAGACGGCGGAGAAGCGCGACGAGTGGGCGAAGAGACAGGCGGCGCTTTCCGGCCTTTGCGGCGGGTGCGAAGGCAGCGGGGTGCGCGGCACGCGCATGTTCAAGGGCAGGGTACGGAGGTGCGAGGAGTGCGGGGGGGAGGGGCGCGTATGACGAACGAACAGGTGAAGGGTTTGCGGCTCGGCATGCAAGTCGTGCGCGTCGGCCTGGATCACGCGGTGCAGGCCATCAGGGATGTTCAGGTGATGATCGACGTTTTTCTAGCGAAGTTGGACGACGACAAGGGAGACCCGCTGCAATGAGCGGCAGCCGGATTCAGACCAGTGCGGCGCCCTGCGGTATAATAAAGCGAGAGGAGGGAACCATGCGAAAAAATTCTAGAACCAAAGAATCCACGGCGCCAAAACCGGCCGTCGACGCGGCGCCGTACTGGGAGTTCTTCTTCCGCGACCAGCGCGCGCCGCTGTTGCGCAGCCAGGTGGTGACGGCGCTCATGGCGGGGCGGATGCTGGAGGTTGAGAGGCTGCCGGCGGCGTCGCTGCTCGACGCCGTGGTGCTGGCGTCCGCGGCCCGGGTCTATTGCGAGGCCGAGGTGGTGGACGACTTCCAGGCGCTGCTGCGTAGGACCGACGAGGCGTGGCGGGACCCGCAATGGACGTGCCGCACGTTCGACCAGACCCACCGCAACGTGGCCGACTTCATCATCCGCGGGCTCACGGAGTTCGTGGCGTGGGAGGACCTCTACATTCCCGAGCTGGCCAAGTGGCTGCTCGAGCACGATCCGCCGGAGTATTTCTCCGAGGAGCTCGCCGCATAGCACCACCGGCCGCCAGCGAATCGACGGCCGCCAACCATGGCGCGGCATCAACTGCTCGTTGGTCAGAAAGGACTGCGGCATGTACGCATCGATGGATTTTCGCTCCAAGAGGGATTTTTGCAGGGCGGTGAAGCAGGGCCTGCCGATCGTGGTGTATTCACCGGAGTTGGGCACGCCGGCGATCAACGGCCGAGAGACGGTCACTGGCCCGTGGCACGCGCCGATGTGGCGAGGACGGGAGCGGGGCTGGACGGCGCACGTAGAGGTGAGGGACATGCGCGTGGTGGCGGTGCACTGAACGGAGGAATACCATGCTTGTAGGAGCGACTTGCATTATTTGCTTCGCCGCGATGGCGGCGATTCCTGCCTTGAAACTCACGGAAGGCTTGTGGCTCCGCGGCGACGAGCGGCCCATGCTGGAACTGATAGAAGAGGCGCGCGCCAACGCAGTATACAACATGTACGAAGAAGCTGAGCTGACCGGTCAGTACGAGTTTTTGTAGCAAGAAGGCGCCAAGAAGCAAGGGCTTGGCGCCTTGAAGCTTCTGCACGCCCATCCCCGCGCCTTTCCTGTTCTGCCGATTCTTGAGAGACGAATCGGACCGCAGGCGGTCCCTTTCCCGTCCGAGTGACTGGAAAGGCGCGGGGATGGCTGTACAGGAGAAACCCTATTGGGGCAGAAGAAAGGTTATAAGCAAACGCCTGAGCATATCGAACATATTTTACTGATTTTGGCACGGCAGTAAAAGCTCTTAAAGCTAGAAAACAAAAGGTGAAGAATGCATCCTCTAGTCATATTTCATAGCCCATGTTTAGATGGATTTACTGCTGCGTGGGCCTGTTGGCTCAAGCACCCCGACGCCGAGTTCGTGCCCGGAGTGTACGGCCAGGAGCCGCCCGACTGCCTTGGCCGCGACGTCTACCTGCTGGATTTCAGCTACAAGCGCGACGTGCTGCGCGATATGGCGGACATAGCCAAGAGCATCACGGTGCTGGATCACCACAAAACCGCCGCGGCCGAGCTGGGCGACCTGCTGACCAGTACTGAATCTGGCATTGAAGGCAAGTTCGACATGGAGAAGTCCGGCGCGAGGCTGGCGTGGGAGTGGTTCCATCCAGGCGAGACGGTGCCGCAACTGGTGCGCTACGTGGAGGACCGCGACCTGTGGCGCTTTGCGGTGCCTTACAGTAAGGAGATCAATGCCGTATTGTTCAGCTATGATTACGATTTCCATACTTGGAGCCGATTGCGGTTCGACCTGGAAAGTCCTGGCGTGCGTGAAGAGTACGAGGCCGCTGGCGAGGCCATCGAGCGCAAGCAGGCCAAAGACGTCAAGGAGCTGGTTGGGAAGCTCAAGCACCGCAGGGCGTTTACCAAGTGCTGGGCGGAGCACCCGTACTTCACGCCGTGCGCCAACTTGCCGTACATGCTGGCCAGCGACGCCGCCGGGTTCATGGCGGAGGATGCTTCGTTCGCCGCCACGTACTACCAGGACGCGGACGGCTGGTTCGTGTTCAGCCTGCGTAGCCGTGGCGCTGGCGCGGACGTGAGCGAGGTGGCCAAGTGCTACGGCGGCGGAGGTCACCGCAATGCGGCCGGATTCCGGGTGAAGAGTCTGGAGGAGCTGTGAAACACGTTTATCGATTGGTGGTCGGAGCAATTTTTTGCGGGCTGCTGGCGCTCAGCTTGAACGACGGTTGGGACCTGCCGTTGAGACTTGTGTGCGGATTTTTCGTATTGGTTTGGTGCTTATGTATGATCGTATACGCGGAGGCAATGTGAGGGAGGACGCGAAGCTGCTGCGCCGTCTCAGGCTGCGGGTGCCCATCGGTTCGCTGGGCTGGGTGGTGCTCTGCCGCGCCACCGACTACCTCGACTGGCGCGACGGGGCGACGTCGTACTACCCCGCCGGCCCGCGCACCCGGACGCGGTACGGCGCGAGAATGGCGGCCTGGTGGGCCGGGAGGCGCGGATGAACCAGACCCTGTGGCGATGGTACCCCGCGAAGGACGACTGGGAGTTCGTGGCGCAGGCGGCGCCGGACATGCGGCGCAAGGTGCTCGCGCGCCACAAGCGCCACGACGTCAAGGGCGCGCGGTTCAAGTGGACGCTCGGCAAGAAGCCGCGGAAGTTCAGGCCGGGCAAGAAGAAAGGGGAATGACATGAAGGAGGATGCGTTCATGTTCGCGAAGATTCGCGGCGGGTTCAGGTTGGATTTTCGGGGCGGGCCGCGTCGGGACCATCACCGACGCGCAGGCGCTTACCTTGGCCAAGGCCGTCCTGGTGGCCCTTACGAAGAAGGGCGGTAAAGATGGAGGCGCATAGGCACGTGTTTGACAGCGATATTTCTCACGGACACACCGTAGTGCAGGGTGTTCAATTTCTTATACTGACATGTGAGTGCGGCGCCGCGCGCGGCTACGGCGGCGTCATTGTGAGACCAGACGAGGCGGAGTTTTACGGACACACGGAGGCGGTGAATGCCTGACCTACAAAACATACCAGTGCCCAAGAGCGCATTCCACGAGCAGATCACGCAGCTGGTGGCGGAGCACCGGCGAAGTCTGGAAACGGCGCGTAGCTATCTCACGGCCGACTACGCGGCGGTCGAACTACGCATCCTGGAGGCGGAGAATGCAAGATCTTGAGTTTTTGTTGAAGCTGGCGCTGAAGGCCCAAGAGGAGCGCGAGAGCGGCGAGGAGGCTTGGTGGTACCTGTCGTTCGCCGACTCCGTCTTCCACGGCGCGATCGTCGTGCGGGCGTTCGGCCCGATCACGGCGCGCATCCGCGTGGGCGACCTGGGTCTCGCCCCGAAGGGCGAGATGCTCGCCATGCGGATCGAAGAAGGCCTGCTGCCTCCCATCGAGTTCCGCGACCGGCTGCTCGACAAGTGCGAGCTCAACGCCGCGTTCGCCGAGTCGGGCGGGGCGGTGAAGATGTCTACCGGAGAAGCGGTGGAGGCGGCGCCGAATGCCTAAATTTAAGGTGGGAGGCCGCGTGCTATTCGAGAGCTTGGTGGATGGCGTGGTCCACGGTCGCATCCTGGCCATTACGGCCACGGAGTACGCGGTTGCCGTGCCAGGCGAGGGCGTGGTGTGGATTCTAAAGAGGGAGGCGGTGGCACTATGAGCAAACTCTGGAAGCCCATGCTGGCCGCCAAGCCGAAACCGGAGGACCTGGACGCCGTGCTCGCGGTGCTACCATATCCGGCGCTGTATTCCCCTAAGCTGGACGGCATACGCGCTATGGTGCAGAATGGAAGACTGTACAGCCGTTCATTGAAACTCATCCCAAACAAGGAAATGCAGGCACTGTGGGGAAGACCAGAGCTAGAGGGGCTGGATGGCGAGATCATCGTCGGTTCGCCGACAGCGGCGGACTGCTTCAACCGCTCCACCAGTGTGGTCATGAGCCGCGACAAGCCCATGAAGGACGCGGTGTTCCACGTGTTCGACCGGCTGCTGGAGGGTACGTCGTTTTATCTGCGTCTGGAGGATGCGGAGGCCTGCATCGCCGCGGCGTTGTGCGACTGCAAGGTGGAGTTGGTGAAGCACTCTTTGATGACTACTAACACGGCGGCGTTGAAGTACGAGACAAAGAAGATCAAGCTGGGCTACGAAGGCGTGATGCGTCGTGACCCTGAAGGTCGGTATAAGCAAGGCCGCTCTACGCTGAAGGAGGGCGGCCTCATTGCGGTGAAACGCTTCGTGGACGCCGAGGCTGTCATTCTCGACACATATGAACAAGAGGAGAACACCAACGCCAAGGAATTGAACGAGCTTGGCAAGATGAGGCGCAGCTCCCACAAGGCCGGCAAGGTCGGCAAGGGGACGCTGGGCGGGTTCACCGTCAGACCACTCGCCTGCGCCTGCGAGGCGTGCCTCCGCGACCGGACCGGCCACTGCCTGAGGCAGTTCAACATCGGCACCGGAATGGGCCTCACCGATGCCGTGCGCGCCGAACTGTGGGCGCGCCGCAAATCGCTTACCGGCAAGGTCATAAAATTGCGCTACCAAAAGGTGGGCACCATGGAGAGGCCCCGCATACCAATATTCTTGGGGTTCCGCGACGAGAGGGACCTGTGAGGGTGCGCCGCGTCACCTTGGAGGTGGAGGTGCCGTGGGAGGTCCCGGCGGCGGACGTGCTGCTGGTAGTCGGCCCGACGCTGGACAGGCTGGCGGGCGTCCACCAGGCCCAGGTGGTCAAGGACGAGCGCAGCCCGAACACGCGCATCGGAAGGGCGTGGAAGGCCCCGCAACCGGGGCTTACGGGGCCGGCGCGTCCGTCGTAAAATTAAACCATACGGAAAATGACAAAATTGCGGTACAATACCAGGTTTTGAAACGGGAGAAAATATGGCAACCAAGAAGTCAGCGCCCGACCTGGGCGTCTCCGCCGAGGTCGCGGCCGCGTCCAAGGCGCTCGCCCCGGCCGTCAAGCGGCTGGGCAGGATACTGGAGAAGTTCAGCGCCGAGTCGCTGCCCATCGGGGCGGTGGCCGACTCGCTCTACGACCTCAAGCAGCTCACCAAGGTGCTCAACGCGCTGACCGCGCCGTTCGACGACCTGCTGCTGCCGTCCGTGAAGTCCACCGAGGAGTTCTTCGTGCAGAAGCTCGCCGTCGGGGAGGCCAGCGGGGTGCAGGGCGGGAGGTCCCGCGTGCAGGTGACGGAGAGCGTGGTGCCGGTGGTGGAGGATTGGGCCAAGTTCTACGCGCACATCGCCAAGACCAAGGAGTTCGAGCTGCTCAACCGCGCGCCCAACCGGCTGTCCATCCAAGAGCGCTGGGACTCCAAAAAGCAGGTGCCGGGAATCGGCAGGTTCCACCAAAAGAAGGTGAGCGTGACGAAGCTGGCCGGCCGGTGATCGACACCGGGGACGCCGTCCTGCACAGGCCCACGGGCGAGACGTGGCTGGTGGCGTACGTGGCGGCCGGCGGCGAGCACCTCGTCTGCTGCGGCTGGCCTGAAAGCTCGGCCAAGGTCGCCGACTGCGAGCTGGTCGCGGCCGCCACGGCGGGGGGGAGGCGCCTGCTGCTGGAGCGCATGGCCGCCATGGAGGGGCCGGACAGCCGGAAGGCCTATGCCGCGCGCAGGCTGGCGGCCGGAGGGGATTGAATCTAGGCGGGCCAGGGGAGTCGTCCCGGGTCCATGACCGCAACGAAGTTTGAAACCGCGAGGAGACGAATAAAATGGCAACGGCGAAGAAGGCGCCCGCGAAGTCGGCGGGCAAGGCGGGCACCGCGATCGTGCGGTGGGACGAGAAGTTCTCGAAGTACGCGAAGGAGTCGAAGGAGCAGGTGGCCAACGTCGGCACCGGCGGCGGCGTGAGCGTGAGCTTCGGCCACGGCACCATCACCGTGGCCGGCAGCGTCATCAAGAGCGGCAAGATGGAGTGCGTGGTGGTCGGCAGCTGCGCGCTGAACAAGTGGTACAAGACCCAGTACAACCCGGACGACCGGCAGCCGCCGGACTGCTACGCGCTCGCCGTCATCAGCGACGACCCCGACATGGCGCCGCACGCGCAGGCCTCCGACAAGCAGTCGGCGAAGTGCGCCGACTGCGAGAAGAACCAGTTCGGCACGGCCAATACCGGGCGCGGCAAGGCGTGCGGCAACACCATCCGGCTGGCGCTGCTCACCGGCGAGGACGCATCCGACGCCGAGTCGGTGGCCGCGGCGGAGCTGGCCACCGCGAGCGTCAGCCCCACCAACCGCAAGTATTACTCCGAGTACGTCGACACGCTGCTCGAGGAGCACGGGCGCCCGCCCTGGGCCGTCGTGACCGAGGTGCAGAGCCACCACGACGACAAGACGCAGATCAGGCTCGAGTTCCGCATGGTGTCGCTCATCGAGGATGATGACGTGCTGACGGCGCTCGAGAAGCGGTTCCTCAAGGTACAGGATTTCCTGCAAAAGCCGTTCTCGGCGCCGATCGAGCGCGCCAAGGCGCCGGCCAGCAAGGCGAAGGCCGGAGGGTCGCAACGGTTCGCCGGCAAGAAGGCGGCCGGCAAGCGGTAGGCCTTTCTGCAAAGGGCCGGCGAAGTCTCACCGGCCCTACTTTTTACCTTGAATCGCACCGCGGCCCGGATAGAAGCTGGGACCGCGGCTTCAGCACGCTGGCATGCCGTGCGCGAGCGCATGCCGTAATTTGGAGCGCGACGTGGCGAGATTCATACTAGCTTTACCAAAAGTGTTCATGTGGTGCTGTCTTGGCGCCGCGGCGGTCATCCTCCTCCCATTCACAGTTCTCACGCGGAGACCACGTTGAAGAAAGCACCGCCTGTCATCACGATCGACTTTGAGACGCACGGCATAGAAGCGCGGCCAAAGTTCCCGCCGAAACCGGTCAGCCTGGCCCTCAAGTGGCCGGACCGCAAGGACTACCAGCTGCTCGCATGGGGCCATGGGGACGGCACCAAAGCATTCGGCAACAACTGCACAGAGAAGGAGGCACGCGCCGAGTATAAAAAGGCGCGCGACAGCAGGTACGGTCTTTTGTTCCACAATGCTATGTTTGATACCGATGTCGCCGAGACGCACTGGGAAATTCCCTTGAAGGACGACCCGCGCGACACCCATGATACCATGTTTCTCTTGTTTCTCAATGATCCGCACTCGCAATCACTTGCATTGAAGTCGGCTGCCGAAGAACTGCTCGGAACGCCGCCTGAAGAACAAGACAAGATGCATGAGTGGATTGTGGCCAACGTGCCTGAGGCAAAGCGCAAGCCGTCGACGGCCAGTGCCTACATCTGGAAGGCGCCGTACCAGATCGTGCGCCCCTACCACAAGGGCGACCTGACGCGCACCATTGGACTGTTCAACTGGCTGTGGCCGCGCGTCGTGGAGGTTGGCATGGAGGAGGCCTACCAGCGCGAGCAGCGGCTCATGCCGGTACTCTTGGCCAACTCTCGGCGCGGCATGCGGGTAGATGTCGACAGATTAGAGAAAGACATTCCCGTATTCAAAGCCGCCATGGAGCGGGCCGATGCCTGGCTGCGGAGGAGGCTTGGCGACATCAACATGAACAGTCCCAAGCAATTGGGGGATGCCTTGTTCGACAAAGGCATCGTCTCAAACTTCAAACTGACCGCCAAGGGTCAGCGCGGCGTCGGCAAGAAGCAGCTTACCATCGATCTTTTCAGCGACAAGCAAGTATACCAAGTAATGACCTACAAGGCTCAGCTGGGTACGTGCACCGAGACATTTATGGAGCCTTGGTTGGAGCTGGCGGGAGAGGGTGACCACATCTTTCCGGTATGGCGCCAAGTGAAGGCGGGCGGAGGAGGCGCCGATATGAACGGCGCGCGGTCAGGTCGGATTATCTGCACCAAGCCCAACTTATTGAACCTTCCAAAGAAGTTCAAGAAAGCGGCGGCGCTTGGCTACAAGCATCCTTCTTTTTTGAAGGTTCCGGAGCTGCCATTCGTGCGCACCTACGCCTTGCCGGAGACTGGCAAAAGGTGGGGTCGCGCCGACTTAACACAGCAGGAAGTCATGCTGTTCGCATACTTTGAAGACTCCGTCGTGATGCAGGGATTCCTTGATGATCCCAAATTCGACATGCATGAACTAGTGCGGGCAGAGGTCGAGCGTCAATTGCGGGAGGCCGGCCTGCGGGACTCATTCGACCGAGACAGCGCCAAGGGCGTCGTGTTCGCGCGGCTCTATGGCCAAGGCCTGACCGGCCTGATGCAGTTGCTCAACCTCGCGGAGGATGAGAAGAACGTGGCACAAATCATCCAGCGCGGCCTCAACACCGCCCTGCCGTCCATCAAGGAGCTCGACAATGCGCTGAAGGAGCTGTCAAATAACGGTGAACCCATGCGGACGTTGGGAGGCCGCCTGTACTACGTGGAACCCCCGCGGTATATGGAGAAGTTCGGGCGCAATATGACCTTCACATACCGGCTCATAAACTATCTTTGCCAGGGGAGCGGAGCTGATTTTACGAAGGAAGTATTGTGTCGGTACAACGACCATCCTAAGCGGACCGAGAACATGATTACCACGGTATACGATGAGGTAGATGTCAACCTGCCCATGTCCGACAAAGGCGCCAGACAAGAGATGAAGGTGCTAAAAGAGTGCATCGCCTCGGTGGATATCAAACCGCTCGTTATGAAGTCTGACAGTGAGATCGGACCATCATGGGGGCAATTGGAAAAGTTCACAGTATGAAAACTCTCACACCAAAAGAGCAGAAATCACGCGACAGCCACAATGCCTGGGTAGCCTCTAACCGCCAAGCATCGCGCGACATAGCCAATAAATGGTCGCGCGCCAACTCTGAAAAACGGAAAATACAAATGGCCAAGTTGTACCTTGCTTCAGACAAGGAAAAACGTAGAGTAGACCATAAGAAATGGCGGGATGGTGTTCACGAATCCTTGGCGGATCGCAAGCGTCCTAGTCGTTGCGAAGTTTGCAAACGCAAGCCAAATGAGGGCCGTTCACTGCATTACGACCATTGCCATAAGAGTGGCCTGTTCCGTGGATGGCTCTGCCATGGCTGCAATATAGCCCTCGGCGGCGCGGCCGATTCACCCAAAATACTGTCGGCATTGGCGGCTTACCTGGTGGCCTATAAGACCAAGCCAAAAGTCAAGGGCCATAAAGCTAATGCCCAGAAACAATACGCGGCAAAGAAAGCCGCCAATGCCCTTAAAACCAAACTGAAAACTGAAAAGAAGAAAGGAAATAAATGAGCGAGCTGAGCAAGAGGGACGTTTATTGGGTGCTGCGCAGGGCGCCGAAGTGCGTCGTGCAACTGATGGAATCGGACAAGCGCGCGATGCTGGCCGGCGGGTTCATCAGGGCGTGCGTGGCGAACGAGGAGCCACAAGACGTCGACTTGTTCGCGCCGGACGCCGACACCGCCGGGCTGTACGCCAGGCTGCTGGCCGGCGACAAGGGGACGGTTTGGACCAGCGCCAACGCGCACACCGTGCGCAGGCCGGACGCGGCGCTCCCCATCCAGGTGATCCACCGCTGGGCCTACTCGACGGCGGAGGAGCTGGCGGAGAGCTTCGACTTCACCGTGGCCAAGTCGGTGGTGTGGTGCGGATCGGGCCGCGACGCCGCGACGCACCGGGCGGAGTGGATGTCGACGGCGCACCCCGACTTCTACGCCGACCTGGCCGCGAGGCGCCTGGTGTACACCAGCCCCAAGCGCAACGAGGACGCCGGCGGGTCGCTGCTGCGCGTGCTGAAGTTCTACCAGCGCGGCTACCGCATCCCGTTGGACTCGATGGGTGCCGTCGTCGCAAGGCTGGTGGGCTCCGTCAAGGACATCGACCTGGTGGAGCTCGACGGCGCCACGTACCGGGAGGCCGCGGTGGCGGAGGCGCTGACGGCGCTGCTCCACGAGGTGGACCCGCAGCAGGACCCGCAGCACATTTTCCACCTGCCGTCGGAGGGGGCCGATGCGCAAGGTGCCTGACGCGCCGAGGAGGCCGAAGCCGCGCGGCCAGAGCTGGAAATGCTGGGAGGGCAAGCACGCCGGATGCCGGGGGTTCGTCAACATGAACCACGGCCAAAAGATCAACTGCGGCTGCGGCTGCCACAACGAAGCGAGAGAGGCCGTAAGACACGATGACCACACCGAGCAAGAAGACAACGCCGCCGACTAGACGGCCGATCCAACCGACGCCCAAGCTGGCCAACCTGGCGTCGTGGAGCTACAGCGTGTACACCGCGTACGTCAAGTGCCCGCTGGCCGTGTGCTTCGACAAGGTGAAGCGGATCCGCATCCCGGAGCCGCCCAACCCGCACTTCGAGAAGGGCACCAGGGTGCACAAGGCGGCCGAGGCGCACATCGCCGGGGCCGGCCGCGCGGCGGCGCTCATCCCGGAGCTGAAACCGGTCAAGGGCAAGCTCGACGCCTTCCGCAAGCTGAAGGCCAAGGCAGAACTCGAGTGGGCGTTCACGCGGCAGTACTTGCCGACGTCCTGGTTCGGCCAGGACGCGTGGCTGCGCATCAAGGTCGACGTCTGCGCGGAGTCGCCGGGCCTGGTGCAGATCACAGACTGGAAGACGGGCAAGGTGTACGACGACCATAAGCAGCAGCGGAGCCTGTACGCGCTCGGCGGGCTGCAGCTGGTCGAGCTGGGGCTCGTGGCCGGCGGCGACAAGGGCGTCAGGCTGGTGGCGGAGCACGTCTACACCGACACCGGGTTCGAGGCGACGGAGGAGTACGCCATGAAGGACCTCAAGCCGCTCAAGCGCGAGTGGGCCAGGCGCATCGAGACCATGATGTCGGACACCCGCTACCCCGCGAAACCTGGCTTCCACTGCAAATGGTGCCGCTTTAGGAAGTCCAATGGAGGACCGTGCCAAGAAAATCAATAAAATCTTTGGAATCGACGCCTATCATATTAGAAAAGCTTCGTGCGGCATTAAACTACCTGCCCCGCAAGGGCCTTTTCATATGGCGTATAAACGGCGGTAGAAACAAAAAAGGCGCCGTAGCCGGGCACTGCGCCAAAAGAAAAGACGGAAATAAGCTTGTTGTAATAGGCTTTGGCGGCAGGCTTTACTACGCGCATAGATTGGCCCACCTCTTCATGACTGGCAGTTGGCCATTAAATCTAATAGACCATAAAGACGGCGATGGCTGGAACAACAAGTGGACAAATTTGCGGCCGGCCACTCATAGCCAAAACCGCCACAACAAACCAAAGCCTAGTAGGGACAATACAAGTGGAGTCACTGGAGTGTCATGGGCAACACGCTTTAATAAATGGCAAGTATTGATACGTGTTGATGGTAGGCGAATTAGTCTTGGCTATTTCGCCAAGAACGACTTTGACAAGGCCGTAAAAGCACGTCGCACCGCTGAAAAATTGTACTACGGAAAATTCGCACCAATACGCAAGGCAGAACTGCGTGGGTAGGCGCGAGTCGCCGCTGGAGGCGCGGGCCGTCAAATGGGCGCGCTTCCACGACATCGTCACGGCCAAGCTGGGCGGATGCGACGGGATACCCGACAGGGTGTTCTTCGTCCCGGGTGGCAGGCCGGTGGTCGGGGAGTTCAAGGCCGAGGGCGCCGGGTCGCGCGGGACCCGCGCCGCGACGCAGCCGTGGTACCTGGCCAAGCTGGCGGCCGACGGCTACGAGGCGCGCAGGTGGGACACTTGGGAGAAATTCATGGAGGACATGGGGAGATGGGCGAGGACGGGGAAGTGACGGGGCTGCTTGACTGCAAGGTGGGCGACGAGTTGTACAAGAAGGGCGACGGGACGCCGTGGACGGTGGCCGGGTTCCACACGGCCAGCGGCGACCTGTGGCTGGAGCGCGCCGTCGGCAGGCGCCGCGAGGCCGCGACGGTGACGGCCGCGACGGCCGGGAACTGGGAGAAGGCGCGCGAGGCCGCGACGGTGACGGCCTCGACGGCGCGCTTGTGGGAGAAGACCGATGCCTAGAAAAAACGACGCGGCGGACCTGGTGCCGAAGGCGCTCGCCGCCAAGATGGCGGAGTGGCGCGCGGCGGCGCGGCCATGGACCCCGCACGACTACCAGGGCCGCGCCATGCGGTTCATGCTGGAGAACCCGCAATCGGGGCTGCTGCTGCCGCCCGGCATGGGCAAGACGAGCACCGCGCTCGGCGCGTTCAAGGTGCTGTCGAAGAAGCGGCTGGCGCGGCGGCTGCTCGTCGTGGCGCCGGTCAGGACCGTCGTCGCCGTCGAAGGCGGCGCGGCGGAGCTAGACTGCACGCCGTCCAACGGCGTCAAGGTAACCGCCGCCAACGCGACCCTGTGGGAGAAGGTGGACGATGCCTCATGATCTGGTGCCGAAGGGCCTGGCGGCGAAGATGGCCGAGTGGCGCGCCGCGTCCAAGCCGTGGAAGCCGCACGAGTACCAGGGCCGCGCCATGCGCTTCGTCCTGGAGAACCCGCAGTCGGGGCTGCTGCTGCCGCCGGGGATGGGCAAGACGAGCGTCACGCTCGGGACGCTCAAGGTGCTGCTGAAGAAGCGGCTGGTCAAGCGCCTGCTCGTCGTGGCGCCGCTGCGCGCCTGCTACGACGTGTGGCCGGCCGAGGTGTGCGACTGGACGGACTTCAAGGACATGCGGGTGGCGCTGCTCCACGGGCCGGGCAAGGACGCCGTGCTGCGCGCGCTGCGGCCGGAGCACAACGTGTGCGTCATCAACCCCGAGGGCGTGCCATGGCTGACGGCCAGCAAGGCGCGCGTGAGGGCGCTCGGCGCCGACATGCTCGTTATCGACGAGTCGTCCCTTTGGAAGAGCTCCGTCACCGTGCGGTTCCGCGCGCTGCGCAAGCACCTGAGGGGGTTCGGGCGCCGCCACATCCTCACCGGCAGCCCGCGCCCGCGCAACTACCTCGACCTGCACGGGCAGGTGTTCATCATGGACCTCGGCGCGGCGCTCGGCGAGTACCTGTCGCACTACAGGAACCAGTTCTTCTTCCCGACGGGGTTCCAGATGCGGGAGTGGGAGATCCTGCCGGGGTCGGCCGAGAGGATCGACGCGCTCGTGGCGCCGATGGTGATGCGGCTCGACGCCAGGGACTACCTCAAGCTGCCGAAGGAGATGGAGCGCACCCACCTGGTGGAGCTGCCGCCGGCCGCGCGCAAGGAGTACGACGCGATCGAGGGCAGCCTCATGAGCACGCTGTTCACCGCGCCGTTCACCTCGTCGGCGTCGGCCCGCTCCAAGTGCTGCCAGATCGCCAACGGCTCCGTCTACCTCGACTCCGACCCAGAGGAGCGGATCCGGTCGACCAACCGTCCGTTCAAGGAGCTGCACGCGGCGAAGGTGGAGGCGCTGGCCGACCTGGTGTCCGAGCTGCAGGGCGACCCGATCCTGGTCGGCATCGGCTACCACCACGACGTCGCGGCCATACGCAAGGGGCTGGGGTACGATGTCCCGTGCATCAACGGCGACACCACCCGCGGGCAGGCCGCGGACTACATCGACCGGTGGAACAGGGGGCTCATCCCGGTGCTGCTCGGCCACCCCGCATCAATGGGCCACGGGTTGAACCTGCAGAAGTTCAACGCGCAGAATGTGGCTTTTTTTAATATAGACGATAACTACGATACCTACGATCAGTTCTATCAAAGGGTTGCTAGGCAAGGGAATAAAGCGGCATTCGTCATGAAGCACCATTTCGTGGCGCGCGACACCGTCGATGTGCCAAAAATGCGGAATCTGCGCGCCAAGTACACCGGCCAAAAGGCATTTCTTGACGCGATGAAACGGTATTCAGAGGAACGCGGCAGGTAGAGCTAACCATGACAAATGCCGTGTATACGAAAACTTGGTTTGCGGCGCATCCTGGCTACGCCGCCGCGGCTTCAAGAAAATATAGAGCAGAGCATCCTGACAGATTGAAAAAGCAGGATGCAAGCTACAAAAAAGCTTGGCGCATGGCACACCCAGGGTATGATGTTGCGGCAACAATAAAGTGGAAGAAAGCTCACCCAGAAAAATCCAAAGAAGTTGCCACGGCAGCGACGGCGAAATGGAGGGCGGCAAATACGGCCTACGTAGCTCCACTCAGTTCTACTGCATATCACAGGGCCAGTCGAGAGAAAGCCGCCGGGTGTAAGAGACAGAAACGATGCAAGGTGTGTCGAAGAAATGGTCGACGTATTTGCTTTGATCATTGTCATACATCCGGCAAATTTCGTGGATGGCTATGTCTTCAATGCAATACTATATTAGGCCACGTAGGAGACTCACCAAAACTGCTGCGCAAGCTGGCGGATTATTTGGATCTGCGTGACCGTATATCCGGCGGCAATAAACCGAAAGTATGCGGTGTGTGTCATAAAACTGGCAGACGCATTTGCTTTGATCACTGTCATAAGTCAAATTCTTTTCGTGGCTGGCTTTGCCATCAATGCAATGTGGTATTGGGTCTTGCGTCTGATTCATCAAAAGTGCTGAGAAATTTAGCAAATTACCTAGAAGCAGACAAAAGCGGATCGGCCGCGCTATAATCATCTAGGCGCCGAAGGGGTCGCCAGATTATGGTGAAAGATCAAGCATTCGCGTTGAGGGACGGATTTTACTGCATCGTGGACGGCAAGGTGTTCGGCACGTGGGACACCTTGGCGCTGACCAAGGCCGGGATGGCCGTGGAGCAGCGGCGCGCCGACGCGCGGAAGGCGGCGAAATGCCTCTAAATCAAGAAAAGCAAGAAACAGCGAAGAAAGTTGCACGGCAGGCTAAATCATTTTGTTGGCAATTCACGGAGGGCTGCATTAGTTTGTCGGAATTTCTATTCGCCGCCATCGCGTTGGAGGCGGCGAATAGGGACCTGATAGCCGAGCTGTACGCCACATCTGGCAGCGAGCAGGACTTGCTATGAAGCGCAAGCCGCCGCTCACCCCGCGCCAGCGCGTCTCCGTCTTGAACGCCGCCATCGGGCACGCCGAGTCCATGCACGGCTCCATCACCGGCGAGGACCACGCCGCCGACGCGCAGAAATGCGCGTGCGAGTACGGCGTCACCGTGCGCGGCCTGAAGTCCATGCGGCGCGAGGCCTACGCCGCCGTGCAGGTCAGCAAGAAGGAGGCGGCGAAATGATAGAGTACACGTCGTTAGAGCCTGCCTTGCAGGTCATCCTGGACAAAGCAAGAAAGTTGCGCGGCGAAGCCGCAGCGTTGGAAGAGACAGTCTTCAGAGACTTGAAGATTAAAGTTGCCGTTGACCTGAACTTGCCGCAAGATATTTACAACCTAGAGCTTGCTATCGGCATATGCACGGGAAAGTACGGCACTTGCATCTACGATGACATGGAGGACCCAGCTCATGACGACTGTCTCGTCTGCCACCAGCCATACGAAAGGAAGTAAGACACCTGGCTTGCTCTCGACCTGGGACGCAGTTGAGGAGTTCATATTCGCTGGCGCCGCCACATTAACGCTGGTTAGCCTGAAGACCGGAGTGCGGTTCACGTACCTCGTGCGCGTGAAGAAGGAGGACAAGGAAAAGTTGGAACGGGACAGAGACGCGTTCGAGGGCGGCTCGGGCATGCGCGCATCGGAAGTCGTCTACTTCGTAAACCTGCTGCGCGGGCCGGACAACACCGCCGACTTCGCCTACATGGGGGTGCTGCGGCGAAGTCCGGCGCGCTACTTTTGGACGGAGAAGTCGGGCAAGGTGGGGCGCGCGTGCGCGGCGTACAAGGCGCTGGTCTGGTTCATCGACCAGATGAACGGCAGGCGCGACGTGCTCGGGTCGTCGCTGGAGGTGTGGCACGAGGGGCGGTGCGGGCGGTGCGGGCGCAAGCTCACCGTGCCGGAGTCGATCGCGGCGGGGCTGGGCCCCGAGTGCGCGGGAAGGATGGCGGCGTGAAGAACAGACGATTTGCCCAATTATCTTGCGGCACGGAAGTCGTCGTGCGGCTGACGCCAGCGCAGTTGCGGGACCACTTGTTGCTGCTAGCTGAGACTGCGCTTTGGAACGTAGCCAACAGCGAAGAGCTTGGTTCTCCGCAGCAAAAAGACCAAGAGACATTTGCCAGAGAACTAAAGCGGTGCGCGCAGACTATTGAACAAGAATGTAAAGAGCATTGGAAAGACATTTGATGGGGAGGGGCCAGTATGGAACGAACTTATTCAGAACAAGAGATCACGATGCTGATCGCCGGCCTGCGGCTTCTGATAGAGCGCGAGGTCGGTTTGCTGGGCATGGTGGATGATATTGGCAAGAAAGACATTGGCCGCCTTTTGAAACGGTACAGGCTTCTCATCGTCAAGCTACATTCCGAGGTATAATTGTTTCAGCGGAACGAAGGGGCCGCCCGAAATGAAAACACTGATGAGGAAACTGAAGTCTTTCCTGGAACCGACCGAGACCATCGCGGCGCTGGACCACATGCGCGCCCTCAACGCGGCCGACGCCGACGGGCGCCAATACTGCCTCCTCGGGAGGCGGGCGTGAACGCGCCTTGGCCGCAACCCGTCGTCGCTCAAGAAGAGCTTGACTACTGGGAGCGGCGCCGCGAGGCGCGACTGGCGGCGCACCCCATCGACTACGACGCCTTGGAGGCCGCGTGCGACGAGGACGGCGACGCCGACGAGGAAGGGGACGACGATGACGAGGCCTAGTGACGGACCGCCGCGGCCGTCGGCGGTCCGCAAGTGCCAGCTGTGCGGGGCGAGGGACGCGGAGGTCGACGGCAAGACGCGCATGGGCCCATGGGCCGACATGTGCGCCGCCTGCCACAAGATCTACGGCGTCGGGCTAGGCGCCGGCAGGGGCAGCCGTCTTGGCGCGGCATAGGCACCCGTGCGACCGCGAGTTCAGGCGCTGGCCGCTGAACCGGATCGTATTGGAGGCGGTGCGCGAGGCGCTTTGCTGGAAGGGCGGCCACCGGCCGGATTCGTCGCGCCAAGTGCTGGCGCGGCGGCGCGCAAAGGATTTGAGGCAGGCGCGCCTCGTCAAGGGCGCGCCCGCGGCCATCGTGGCGCCGCCAGACTTGGTCGATCGCGGGCCGCACCGCTTCTTTTGGTGAGAGACGGCGCCTAAACACTAGAAAATAAAGGCCCCGCCGGTTGCCTGGTAGACAGGCAGCCGGCGGGGCCAAAATTTGCTAGAAAATAAATGTTTGAAACTATAGTATCAGCGGTAGAATGTTTCTAGCGGATCGAAGGGGCCGCGAAGACATGAAGGTAGACCACCTCACCATCACGCATGACAGTCCGGAACGCACGGTGCTGGAGATAGCCTTGGAGCTGTACTTGCGCCAGTTCGACGACGCCACCATCAAGGGCGCGCACCAAAAGTCGGCCATCAACGAGGCGCGCGTCACGCTGAACAGGCTGCGCAACATAGCCCATGGCAGCCACGTCGACTATGACCTAGGCTATTTTCCGTCACTCGGTAACGGCGTCACGGTGACAGAGTGGCGCGAGCGTAACCCCACGGAGGTGTCGCGATGACCGACAGAAACCAGGCCGGTCCCCCCACCGACGACGTCGTCCGCAAGATCCAACTGCTGCTGAACCTCGCCGAGCGCGCCGCTGGCAACGAGGCCGAGGCCTCCGCCGCGATGGCCAAGGCGCAGGACATCCTCGCCAAGTACAACCTCGACCTCGCCACCGTGCAGGACGCGGTGGTGGCCGGCGGGACGAACGCCGCCAAGGCGGAGGCTGCCCGCGAGAAGCGGGAGGCCAAGCGCAATGCGACGTACGCATGGACGCGCGGCTTGTACCGCGCCGTGGCCGAGGCCAACTATTGCAAGTATTGGACCGCGGACGTCCGCGTCGAGTCGGCTAGCACCGGCCGCGTCCGATGGGTGAAGCGCCACAAGGTGCTCGGGCGGGTCGAGAACACGACGGTCGTCTTGATGATGGGCGACTACCTCTACGCCACGGTGATGCGCCTGCTGCCGTACGACAAGTCGTCGTGGCTGTCCGCCGACGCGCTGGCGTGGTGCGACGGGTGCGTGGAGCGGCTTGCCGAGCGGATCGCGGCTAGGGCCGAGGCCATGCGCACGCCGGACTACGCCTCGCAAGGCGAGGCCGGCTACTCCACCGCGCTCGCCATGCGGTCGATGGCCGAGGCCGAGGAGGCCGGAAACTACGACGCCGAGCACGGGGCCGGGTCGTGGGCGCGCAAGCTGGCGCGCGACGCCAAATACGCGGAGGACATGAAGGTTTGGGACGCCGGGCGCGAGGAGCGCCTCGCAAGGGCGGCCGCCGAAAATGACGCGCGGCTGGCGGCCGAGACGCCGTCCGAGCGCGCCAAGCGCGTGAAGGCCGAGGAGCGACAGGCGGCCAAGGACGCGGAATGGGCCCGCAAATACTGGGACCGCCAATACGAGAAGTCGCGCAGGGACGAGGCGCGGCGGTCGTCCAGCGCCTACAGGTCCGGCCGCGCGGCCGGCGGATCCATCGGCATCGACCAGCAGGTGGGCGGATCCATCGGCATCGACCAGCAGGTGGGCGGCGGGAAGGCGGCCAAGGGCCTGCCAGAAAATAGCTAGAAAACAGCCGTCGCGGGCGGCTGAAACTATGGTATATTGATTCTAGCGGACTGAAGGGGCCGCATCGACATGGACAAGACGAACGAGATCGCCAGTAAATTCTCAGAGCTGCTAAATACGGCCATCGGCGCGGAGGGCGTGGCCCGCGCCATCCGCCTGAACGCGACACCCGAATACGCGGGTTGCTGCGCGTCGCACGACTTCTGCGACGCCAACGAGGTCATGGCCGAGGCCTTCACCGCCTGCGGCGTCAATACGTTCGTCGACTGCTCACCCGAAGAGTCCGAAGGTCCCGAGTACGCCGCCGCCGTTGATCTTTGGAACAAGGCGTGGGACGCCGCCAAGGCGGCCGGGTTCGACGCGTCGAAAATAGCTAGAAAATAAATGTTTGAAACTCTAGTATCCGCGGTATATTGATTCTAGCGGACTGAAGGGGCCGCAAATATGAGCTTGAAAAAGACGAAGACGAAGACCTCCGCGCCGCGCATCGTGCGCATCCCGGCCACCACCGATTGCTACCTCGTCGCCGAGGGCGCCTCCTACCCCGTGGACTGCGGCGACCTCGCCCGCACCATCGGGTCCGGCATGTGGGCCGGCGAGGGGCTGGTCGACGGCTGGGCGGACGCCGCGTGGGCCGCGGTCCTCTCCCACCTCGGCCTGCCCGCCGCGTCCGTCGACAGGACCCGGGCGCAGTGGGTGGTGAAGCGGTTCGTGCAGCGCCTTTGGATCGGGGCGTTCGAGCCGGCGCTGTCCGACGGCGCCTCGGCCCGCATGGACGCCCGCGACGCCGAGGCCCGCGCGAAGTACGCCGCGGCCTGCGAGGCCGGGGACGCCGAGGCCGGGGACGTCGTCGCGGCGGTCGGCAGGCGCCCCGCGTACAAGGCGGCCAAGGCGCAGGCCGCCTACGCGCCCACCAAGGCGCTGGCGAGGCAGAAGGTGAGGGGGCAGGCGAGGTCGCTGCTGGCGTTCTTCAAGTCCACGCGGTTCGCGCCGGCCACCACGGCGCAGGCCGCCGACGGCATGGTCGCCGCCGGCCTCAAGACGTCCACCAAACCGGCGCGGATCGCGGCGTTCTACCTCTGCGACTGGGCCAAGAAGGGCTGGCTGGAGCGCCGACCCTGCTTCTAAGCAGCGGGCGCGGTATAATGATCCGGCCGGCCGTTGTCGAGTTTGGCGCCAGCCGAAAACAGCCAGAAAATAAATGTTTGAAACACTTGAAACCACGGTATATTGATCCTAGCCGCAAAGGAGCGGCCACAAAATGAACGCATTCCTCGCCTTGATGTTCGCCCCCGCCGCCGCGGCCATGCTGGTCGGCGCCGTCCTGCAGGTCCGCGCCGAGCTCGCCGGGCCCGCGAAGTCCAACCTCTAAGACAGCCACGCCGTCCGCGGCGTCAACCCCAGCGCACCGCCAGCCTGAAAAGGAGAACACGCAATGCCCACCACGCTAGCAAGACGCATCCGCCGCATCGGCCTCCTGCCGACAACGTACCGCACGGTCAAGACCGAGACCCTCGGCCGCGACCCGGCCGGCGCCGAGACGGTCGTCACCCATACGAAGAAGGTCCCGACGCGCCACCGCGACCGCGACATGACCGACGAGGAGCGCGGCCGCCTCGCAGCCCTGCTGCGCACCGAGGCCAAGATGAGGCGCGAAGTCCGCAAGGCCGCCAAGTAGCCAACCGCTCCACCAGCCTGAAAAGGACCACCAGCGCCGAAAGGGGCGCCACCGAAATGACGATCAAAAAGACAGACGCAAGCGCATCCACCGCGGCCAAAGGCCGCAAAACCCCCGCGGTCCACGTCGTCGAGGCGCCCAAGCCAAAACCGGCCGCCAAGAAGACGGAGGCCAAGGCGACGCCAGCCCCGGCCATCACCCCCGCGGGCATCCTCGCGGCGGTCCGCAAGTTCCACAAGGAGACCGCCGGCGCGTGCGACATGGAGGCGATATCCGACGACGGACCCGGCTACGGCGGGCGGCTGCGGACGCTGAAGGCCTTGATGGGCACCGACAAGGTCCTCGTCAAGGACGCCGAGCCGGCGCGGCTCAAGAAGGCCCTGCTCGCCGCCCTCGGCGCCAAGAACGCCGGCGACCTCGCGCTGAAGTGCGTGGCGATGGTGAAGGCCGCCGACAAGCGGAACGCCGCCGAGGCCAAGGCCGACAAGGAGAGGTCCGACCGCGAGCGGCTGAGGGCCATGCGGGCGGCGCCGATCCACGACGGCAGGCCCATCCTGCCCGCCCCGCCCCGCCTGACCAAGAAGCAGCGCGCGGCCAAGGACGCCGAGCAGCGCGCCGCCGTCGCCCGCGAGACGCGGAGGGCCATGGAGGACGAGGCGCGGGCCGGCATCGCCAAGCCCCGCCCGGACGCCGCGGTGGAGGTGGACATGGACGCCGTCTGCCTGCTCGAGGACGCCTCCAACGGCGTGGTTTTGATGCGTTTGGAGAAACCCAACTCGCAAGGCGCCATTTGCGTGTATAATAACGGTAGCCGCGTGGCGGCCGGAGTCGTGCCGACGGAAGTTCTGAAAACACTGCGTCCCAAGTCCTCCGAGGACATCGTAAGGGACGTCAACCAGTTGCTGCACCCCATCACGGCGGGGGTGACGGTGACGACGGCGGCGGAGCGCCACCTAACCGCGGTGCTAGAGCACTGCAAGGAGAGCATCGAAATGGCAAACAAGAAGGCAGCAAAGGCGGCCGAGACGGCCGCGAAGACCAAGAAGTTCGCGGCGCCCGCATCGGCGTCGAAGAAGGCCGTCAAGGCCGACAAGCCGGCGAAGGCCGCGAAGTCCGAGGGCGGCGCCCGCAAGAGCTCGCTGTTCCGCCTGCTCAACGACACCAAGGCGACGTGGTCGGCGTTCACCACCCAGAAGGGCGAGATCGTCGCGGCGTTCGTCAAGCTCGGCGCCGTCGGCAAGACCGCGGCCGGCTGCACCCGCGCCCAGCTCATCGAGGCGCTGCCTAACGTGGGGGACAAGAACATCTCCTTCTACCTGAGCAAGTGGCAGCCCATCGGCGTCGTGGAGAAGCTCCCCGCCGCCGAATAGCCGCCCGGGCGGTTCCCAGGACCGCCGCGACAAGACGGCCGCCCCGGCGGCTTGCCGGTCGAAACCAAAACCTGGGACCACAGACCAGCCGGCGCGTCGGAAAGGCGCCGCAACCACGGACGCCAGGCGCGCCAAGAAGGCCCTCGAGAACCCGCGAGGGCCTTTCCACGCCCGGCGCGCCCGAAACCCCGCCACGGAGGCCCGAACGGCCTTTCCGACGCCTTTTGGAGGGCGATTGAATGGACACCTTGACGAGGGAGGCCAGGTCCGAGCTCATGGGCCGGATCCGGTCGACCGGAACGTCTCCGGAGCTGAGGGCGGAGGAGGCCGCGAGGCGCCTGCGCAGGAGGCCGGCGACGCACGACCGCTCGCTCCCCGGCAGGCCGGACATGGCCTTCCCGAGGTCCAAGGCCGCGGTGTTCGTCCACGGGTGCTTTTGGCACCAGCACCGCGGGTGCCAGAAGGCGCGGACGCCGAAATCCAACAAGGCGTTCTGGGCGGCGAAGTTCGCGGCCAACAGGGCGCGGGACCGCAGGGCGGCGAGGGGGCTGAGGGCGATGGGCTGGAGGGTGCTGACGGTGTGGGAGTGCGAGACCAAGGACGCGGCGGCGCTGCAAGAACGGCTGGGGAGGTTTTTGAATGGATCGTGAGAAGCATTGTCTGGCATGCGGGGCCGCAATTGGCGAAAGGCATCGTCAGAGCTACGGCGCGCCTTGGATCGACCAGGCCGGCGGCACCTACCATGACTGCCCTATCGGCGGCCTGTATGGTAAGGTGAAGGAAGGCCACTGTCGACCGTCGCTGTGGAACAGGTTTTTGATCTGGAGCAACCCGGGATATTTCAACGGAACCAACGCAAAGGAGAGCAGATGAGGGTAAACGTGTACGCGGAGGAGATGACCGACCGCGTGGAGGTAATCAGCAAGACGACGGAGGACGGGGAGTTCACCGGCCTCAGGATATACTTGGAGCTGCCAGTCACACGGGTGGCCAACGACGAGGGCGAGGCATACGGGACGCCGCGGCAAGAGAGGGGCCCCTTCATCCACCGCCCGGGGGACGACGACTCGGCCGCGGTGACGTTCTGGGGCAAGAGGGACCTGCGCGCCGTCCTGCTGAAGGCCGTGGCGGCGCTGGACGCGCATCATGCGGCAAAGGAGATGGCATAAATGGAATTTACCGAACCAAAAGTATTTCACGTGGCGCAGACCACATCGGACGATGCAGGCTTGCGAGCGTACCTCGCCGAAATCGGCGCGCCAGAATGGAAGACGGACGCGGCCACCGGCGCAGAAACTTTGATTGAGCTCATGGGGCGGGGCTGCTACAACGCGTACAAGGTGGGCTTGAACCCCAATGTGACCCGCGTGCGGGAGGGCTCGGCCGTCTACCTTGAGAACATCATCAAATCAGGCCACGGCTCGGTGTTGGAGCATGCCACCGACTCTTACATGATCTTCTGCAGCAGGGCTTGCACGCATCAGTTAGTGCGTGCAAGAGTCGGAATCGCGTATTCCCAAGCCTCACTTCACTTCATACGAATAGACGCACTAAAAAGTTGGTTCCCTGCAGTATTCGAGGCGCACCCACGCGCCGACGAGATCCGCGCGTTGTATAAGGAAAAATTTGAAGACTTGGAGTCGGCTCAGCTGGAACTGGCGAAGTTGGTGGACATCGACTCACAGACATTCGCAGCCAAGAAAAAATTGACGACGGCCATGCGCAGACTGGCTCCGATAGGCCTGCAGACCATGCTTGGCATCACAGCCAATCACAGGACACTGCGCTGGATTATTGAACAGAGGTCATCTCATTTCAATGATGAAGAAGTAAGAATCGTGGCTGGGCTGCTTTACACTGAGCAGTCTAGGCGTTATCCGGCATTGTATGCAGATGCTAAGGTGGAGTCCATCGAGGGCTTCGATGAGATAACCTTTGCCGCTTCTAAGGTGTAGTAAATGGCACGCGGTATCAAAGGCTCTTCTAATACCCCGCAACAATTAGAAAAAGCTGCAGCAAGCAGGACCACTTATGCGAGGCATAAAGACGCCTATGTTACGAAAAGCCGTGCTTACTATGCCAAGCACAAAGAGACACACAAGGTACGAACTAAAGCTTGGAAGGCGAAAAATGCTAGCGCGAATAAGGCAATGAATGCCGCATAGGCAAGGATGAATCCAGAAAAAGTGCGCACAAAGTCTAGACGATGGACCCTTGCAAAGAAAGAGCTCCAAGCCGGGCGTAAGCGCCCCAAACGATGCGATGTGTGTAGAAAGTCTGGTGTTGTCATTTGCTTTGACCATTGCCACAAGAAAGGCCATTTTAGAGGCTGGATATGCGCGCAATGCAATGCCGCGCTCGGTTACGCAAAAGACTCGCCAAAAATACTGCGCAAGTTGGCAGATTATCTTGACAATGACAAACTAAGGCAAAAGGAGAAGAAGAATGGCACCAAGAAAAAAGCCGCATAATGGTACAGACGTAGCCGCACTCCTCGTCGAGCGTGAAAATCTCTACGGGGCGTTCAAGAACCACGCGGCCATATCACAGGGCCTGCAGGATGTCATGCGGGCCGCGCCAGGCTGGGCCCGGTTGACCGCTCCGCAAAAGGAGTGTCTGCAAATGGTGCAGCATAAAATTGCCAGAGTGCTGAATGGGGACCCGACCTACGCCGACAACTTCGTGGACATCGCCGGGTACGCCAAACTGGTGGCCGACGAGCTGGAGGTCAAATGAGATTCTACGACTACTACAACACGCCGACCAAGGTGTTGCTGGGCATGCTTGTGCTGGTTGACATGGCCGGGTTGTCTATACTCGGTGTCTTCATCGCGAGATGATACCGACCAAGCACGGCAAAAGGAAGATACACATCAGGGTGCATTCGACGGACATATCGGATGTGACGGCACTGGTGTGCGTCCTAAAAGTGGTGGAGCAAGGGCGCTTGTCCGGCGGCGACAGGGAGTATTGCGCCGTCACCACTTTTACCAACGGCCTTGTAGTGGCCGCGTCCACCACCAGAGCCGGCGACGATTCGTTTTGGGTAGGACGGGAGGAGCGCGTATGAGGCCTGACATTGATTCGTACTACCTCGCGATGTTGCCGCTAGTAGCAGCTCGAGGTACGTGTCCAAGAAGGCTAGTCAGCTGCATTTTGGTAGATGCCAAAGGTCGGCTCGTAGCAAGTGGTTACAATGGAAATCCGACGGGTGCGGCCCATTGCGACTTGACACCGTGTCCTGGATCCCCGGCAGTCAGCGGCAACAGGACGGCGTGCGAAGCCATACACGCGGAATTGAACGCGGTCATCCAGGCGGGGGCGTCGCGCAGGGAACCGGTCACGGCCTACTGTTCGCTAACGCCATGCCGCCCGTGCGCCGCGGCGCTGCTGTCCGTGGGCGTGAAGCGCGTGGTGGCCCTGGAGAAGTACAAGCACGACGACCGCGGCGCGGCGCTGCTGGCGAAGGCGGGCGTGGAGCTGGAGGTCCACGGCCAAAAATGGCCGACCTAGAGTTCGGTCCGGTGGTCAAGGCGCTGCGCCTGCGGGCGGGGCTGTCGCAGTCGGCGCTGGCGGCGGCGTGCGGTATGGACTCGCGGAACACGCTCTCGCGGCTGGAGCGGGGCGGCGTGGCGCAGCCGAGGCTGGAGACGCTGCAGGCCGTCGCCGCCGGCTTGGACGTGGAATTGTGGCGCATGGTGAGGTGGGCCGAGAGGGCCCAGAGGGCCGCGGAGGGACGCGGCGGCACGGCGAACGCGGCAACGGAGGGCAAGGGATGAAAAGCAGCAGGGAGATGGTGGCGGAGTTCATGGCGCGGATCGGGTCGGAGGTCCCGGGCGCGGAGACGGACAGGCCGCCCGAGGTGGCGGCGGTGCGGTGGCAGCTCGTCCTCGAGGAGTTGCTCGAGGCCCACAGGGCCATGGCGGCGGGCGACGTCGTGGAGGCCGCGGACGGGCTCGCGGACCTGAAGTACGTGGTGGTAGGGTGCGCCGTGGCGTACGGGCTGCCGATGGCGGACTTCTTCTACGCGCCGTCGCCGGCGCGCGACGCGCCGGACGCCGTCGCCGCGGCCTCGCTGATGCTGGCGTGCGCCGGCCCGCTGCGGGACATGGCCTGGGCGCTGGCCGGCCGCGAGGACCTTGGCGCCGCGCTGCGCGCCCTCGACGTGGCCTTGTCGATGGAGGCCGCGGCGCTCGGCCTGCCGCTGCTGGAGTTGTTCGCGGAGGTGCACCGCAGCAACATGACGAAGGAGCCGGGTTACCACATCGGCGCCGCCAAATACGGGCCGGGCGGCGGCAAAGGGCCGTCGTATTCGCCGCCCGACATCCTTGGGACGCTCGAGGCCGCGGGGTGGGGACCGTGCCGGCACGCGAACGTCGCGACGACGGACTCCGCGCCGCCCGTCGACGTGTGACAGGACTGCGGGGCGCGGCTGTGAAGCAGCGGAGGCGCAGGCGGGAGGTGCTGGCGCTTTGGGCCGTCGTCGACCGGGTCGGACGGGCGCGGAAGGCGTGGAACATAATCAAGAAGCGAGGCTGGCTTCGGCACGAGGTGAGACCATGAAGGAACTGCTGCAATTCATATCGGAGGGCTCGAGCGTCGAGCGCTACCACGCGCGGCCCGGCCTCAAGCCGGACACCGACGGGCGCCACAGCCACGGGGTGGCGATGCTGTGCTCCGTCCTGGCCGGCGCCGGGCCCGACGGGCGCACCAAGGCGTCGGCGTCGCTGCTGATGGCCGCGCTCACGCACGACCTGGCGGAGCAGTGGGCCAGCGACGTGTCCGCCGGCGCCAAGGAGGCGCTCGGCCTCGGCGCCGCGCTCGAAAGGTTCGAGCGGCGGAAGCTGGCGGAGTGGGGCCTGGACTACGCCGGCGCGCTGACGGCGGAGGAGGCGCTGACGCTCCGCCTGGCCGACCAGTTCGACTGCCTGCTGTGGTGCGTCCGCGAGGCCGCGCTCGGCAACAGGAACGCCATGCTGGTGTGGCGGCGGGCCTGCGCGCGGCTGGAGTCGACGACCACCGACCTGCAAGGCTCGCTGGACCTGGCGCTGCGGGCGGCGACGGTGTACGAGGCGCTGAAGGAGGCGCACGCCGAGGCGTGGTCGCCGGCCGGGCCGTCGTTCGACGTGTACGCCGAGCGGATGCCTTAAACGGTGAAAGACCCCACCCCCTGGCCCGAAGGCTCAGGAACGAGGGTCTTTGTACTGCGTTTAATTGTGCGTCACCACGCACTCGACGGTGCCTCCGCCAGTGTTGGTCGCGGACAGCG